CTAAAGCCCACATATTTTAACTTTCGCTTAAATTCATTGTTCTACCTACTTCTTGCCAAATAGCACCATTATATCTAAATACATGAATATCAGTTTTTCCATCTGTTGCAGTTTCAGTTGGTTCTGTACTTGCCGCAAATTCAAAAACTGTATTCCAAGCAATAGTGTGAGAACCATTATAATTAATTTCAACACATATAAAAGCACCCTCTACTGCATTACTTGGAGCAGAGAAAGTAGTATTTTCTGTTGTGATATGATATGCGTTTGGTTTAGCAGAAGCATCCCAAGCAACAGCATTTGATGAAGATGTAATTGCTTGTTGAGTTACATTAGCGGCATTAAGAGTTACTACACCTGAACTATCACCTGTAATCCAATTTGTAGCTGTTGAACCATCATAACCAGTAATTTTTAACTGTCTATCTCCTGTTGCTGAACCAGCATCAACATTTCCAATAATTACATTTCCAGAGCCAGAGGTAATATTATCTCCAGCATTTGAGCCAATTCCAATATTAAGAGTTCCTGTAGTATCTTCCAAAGCCGACAAACCTACGGCAGTATTATAAGTTGCAGAAGTACTATCTTTCATGGCACTTCTACCAATAGCAGTATTTCCAGCAGAAGATGAACTAGCTGCACCTAAAGCATTATGTCCGATAATTGTATTATAACTAGATGCAAGAGCATCGCCAGCACCTTTACCAATTAAAGTATTGCTTGTTTCAGTAGTAATAGCTGAACCAGCTTGATAACCTAATGCTGTATTGCCATCACCAGTAGTAAGAGCATCTAAAGCCTCAATACCAACTCCTGTGTTTCTTTCAGCAGAACTTAAAGTTCCTGTTGTAGCATGACCAACTAATAATGAGTCAGTAAAATTAGTTCCTTCTTGTTTAAAAGTAACAGTATCTACTGAAGAGTCGCTAAAATCTACTGTATTTGCAGAAGTATTTATTGTTGCAAAAGTAATATCATCTGAGCCATCATAAAATTTAACTGTTAAACTATTTGAGCCTGAGTTCGTTGTGTCCAGCCATAGAGTACCAGCAACAGCACCACTTGGTCTTGAAGTGCCTGAGTGCATTGAGTTAATTGCTGATAAAGAATTGTTTAAATCTGTTCTAAAATCAGGAAAACTCTGATTCGCAATATTCATGTCATGTTGAGCCATATTTTCTTATACTCCTATTAAAAACCTTTTGCAATAAAATCAAATGTTCTAGAAACATTTGTTCCACTAGAATTTTTAAATAAAACGTCAAAACTATTAACAGTTTTATTAGAAACTGTAAAGAAATCTCCTGTTGCCATATTTTCTCCTGTAATACCAACTGCGTAAGCAGTAGTTTTAAATGGTGTTGTAAAAGAAACAGTTTTTGTGCTTGTTCCAGAAGATATATCATTTCCACTAAATATTCTGTCAGGCATATCTACTGTTACTGTTACAGCAGATACAACAGCAGTTGAAGCTAAATCAGTTGATGTTAAAACTATTCTAAATTTTAAATATCTAGCGGTGTAATTTCCAATTACAAAACTTTGAAAAGATGTATAAGTTGAATTATCATCACTTGTAGCAATTTCTAAGTGTGCATCACAATTAGCTGGTGTGTCTCCATCAAAATTAGATTTACCAGAATCAAAATTACCACTTCTATTAT